GGCCAGACCTGTCTGAAATACCAAGCGCATATTTTCCGGCGGCATATCTAGGCATTTCAGAGCCTTAAAGACTGGTATGTAGGGACAAGTCTTAACGGAACTCCATGATCTATGTCCTCCGAAGCCGCTCTTTCAAACTCTTCTTCATACACAGCTTTAAGTATCTGCACTCGATCAGGCGATCTTTTTAAAGCAATATAGTAAGACAATCCGGCAATAAGGCAGGGAAGAAAACGAAAAGGAATATCCGCATTATCAACCGCAGCATCAGCATCCTCAATTCTCTTGACCCTGTAATATATGATCTGGTCAGTTGAGTTCTCGGGAGCCGGCCAGATATTTATGGTAGGCGTGATCTGCCTGTCCACATAGAACTGGGTAGGACGGCCCTGGGTAGTCTTCTTTGGGATGCTTAAATAATCCTGTCTGCCAACTCTGGTAATAGCTATATCTTCGCTGTCACGGCGAATAACCGCCTCCAGAATATCTCCTGACGCTTGAGAATCAGCCAAACTGGGGTTTGCGGATATGGTAGTGCTGGCGCTACTTGAACTGCCAGTTATGGTTTCGCCAGAGGTAAACACGCCGGATGGAATCGTTATCGTCAAGGTAGTGGAACTTGGTTTTGTAATAATGGAAGCCGTTACACTACTTGTTCCGCCAGTTATGGTTTCACCGACACTGAGGTTGGTAGAGGCCCCCACCGTAGCGGTTATGGCTCCTAAAGGATAAGTTGTAATGGCCGAAGTCGTTGAAAGATGGGCCACAGTCTGCGTGACCTGGTCTATTGTCCATAAATTCAATCCCCTGTTGGCCCATTCAGCGAACAAAAGATTCAAAGACCTTCGAGCCATCCGGGAATCATAGCCGGTTCTGAGTTCTAAACCGCACCTTTCAAAAGCCTCCTCTGTTATTTCGGCCATGTTCAGATTAAAATCAACCGATCCAGAAGTTGCCATGTCTAATTCCTATCCAGAGATGGACAATCTTATAGCGATAGCCACCTGTCCTATTACCAGTATGCCCACACCCCACAAGATTTTTGTTATGAAATCCAGTGATTTCTGAAGATGATGCAGGTCATTCTTCTTTATAACGTCAATCCTCTCTGAAAGAAGCCTTATTTCCCCTTGAATCTTGATCAACTCAAGCTCGTTCTTTCTTTGAAGATTTTCAACCATTTTAATAACTCTTCAAACAATGAAGAACTATTGAATAAGTATCCCCGCTACCATGGCCTACCGTTGTGAACTTTATGTCCCCCGTATTGCCGCCAGAAGCCGCAACATTTGGAAGACCACTAATAGAAGAATAATCAAGAGTATCAGAATAATCAGCAGGAAGTTCCGCTGCAATAACGTTTGTAGAGGCGTTCCAGAGAATCTTGACGCCCATGCCCACATTGGTGAACGCAATTTTCTCAATGCGAACCCCGGAACAGGCCGTTCCATCCTGTAAAGACGAAAGGGCGGACACATCCACCTTGGTAACAGCAGATTCACCCGTTCCATCGCTTGTATTTGTACAATAAAAAACAGCTTTCTTGGGACCATCTTCTACTGTAGTAGCAGTTACAGCATCCGCCATTTAATCCTCCTTTAAAAGGTCGGGGGGAATAATCCCCCCAACATTACTTATTCAAACGGGGTGGCTAAAGTGCCGTCACCGTGGAGGAAGGCTTCGCAATGCCACACAGCAGCCGTGGTAGCCTTTAAACGGATAATCCCGCCAACCAGCCAACCCTGTGCCGCTGCACCAAGATCAATGGTATCATCGTTACTTGCATCCGGAATAAAGGTGTTGGTATCCCCAGCCGTTGCTGGATCAAAAAGCTGTGCAAATCCAGAATAAAGATCACTGGCGTTGTCCGTATTGATCTGACCCGCACCTGTAAAAGTAGTTCCTACAATGAAGGTGTAGTGAAGCCCCGCTACCGCTGTTGGGAGCGTAACAACAATACCTGCTGCACGATTAAGAGTGAAAACCGCACCAGACTGGGTTGATTCGACGCTGTAAGTAGCGTCAGTAATCGAAACTACATTGTCATATGCAGAAACATAACCAGTAGTAACTAAATTACCACTGCTGTCGACATCAAGGTTAGTGGTAACTGTGCCAGTTCCCGAAGCAACAGAAATCTGCTCAAAACCGTTTTCAGATCTAACGGGACCATTAAAGGTTGTATTAGCCATTTTGGCCGTCCTCCTTACAAAGGTTTCGTTCTAGCGTCCTGTAAGAGTCTGCTGGGGCAGTCGCTAGAGCTATTCATCCCAGAAAAAAGTGGGGAGAGGTTGCCCTCTCCCCGTTACGCTTTACGCACCAGGTGAACCGAACACACAACGTGGATCAGAGTAACCGTAGCTATAACGCTCACGGGCTTTGAATCGTACATTGCCTGTATCGAAATCGCCTTCCATCTTGGTAGACATCGCCATCCGTTCAAAATGAACGAAACCGCGAGGAGCGTCGGTTTTAATAAACCAGGCATCCGTGTCCGTAAGATAGTGGTTAACGACATAACCCTGCGGGAGCATACCCATGTTCCGCGTAGCGTTAACATCGTTGTCGGCAGTTCCCGGACGAAGAGTGGATTCCAACAGACGATCCGCCACAAACTGTAACGCTGGCGGAACAATCAGTTTTTCTCCACGAACCGAAACCTTCAGGCCACGCTCATCAACAAAAGCTGCGATGTCAATAAGAGCATTCTCAAGGCTGGTTTCGTTCAGGTCAGCAGCTGTGCTGGGCTCATTGCGAAGATCATTATTATTAACAAGAGGATGATCTGTTGCACAAAGCTCTTTGCCGTCGCCGCCAGTAAACGTGCTATCAAAAGCATTGTTCAACGTAGCTGCACCCTTCACCTGTTTGGTGTTGGCCATGCTGCGTGCCAAAGCTTTCGTATAGCGCGAAGCCAGACGATCATAGAGATTATCCTCGATTGCTTCTTCCGTAATGGAGAAAGCAAGCGCGATAGTCTCATGCGTATACCTTGCGGTGTACGCTTCCTGGGCGTCATCAAACGAAATGGCTGAACCTTCAGCTTTCACTGGGGCTGAACCAAAGCCAGAGAGCATGACCTCTTCTTCAAAAGCACGTTCTGAAGATTCGGTATCATAAATCTCAGCTGATTCGTTGTCGTATCTGGCATACTCAAGACCGAAAAGGGCATTGAGGCCAGGCTCTAGCTCTTTTGCTAGTTGGGCTCTACTAATAGCCATTTTTCAATCCCTCCTATACGCCAGTGGTTGAAGGAGTACCAGCCGCAATAGCACCATTGTTGCTATTGAAGTGGTTATTCAACCGTACAATTGCCCCGATACCAGCCGCTGAAAAATCAGCATTCTCTGGATCATCAACCCAACCTACAATACGCATTTGCAGAGCAGCCGTGGTAGCAATCGTACTGATCGCAAGGCGACCTAACGAAACACCAGTGGCGTCTGTTCCTGTTATAGTAGTTGAGAAGTTTGCGTTAGCAAAAACTGCGGCTCTCGCCGTAGCCTTACTTGTCCACGAAGCATCCGTTGCGATCACATAAAGCTGCATTGGATCATCGTTTACATACGCCTTTACCGGGTGATTGGAATCTGCCCCGGAACCGGGCCAGTAGTTACTCCAAACAGGTTTTCCAGTGGTACTAGACACATACTCACAACCCTGAAACACACCAAGCATACCAACTGTTCCACCAGCCGCCGCGCCAGGCACGTCAATATAGCCAGTAGAAAGAGGTATCACGGGTTCGCCGTGATAAAACTTGCTAGTATTGCCATTTGCAATTTCATACGCTGAGTATTGGGTCATACCAGTGGAATTAGAGGCCCCGCCCTGTTTGCTCAAGGGACGAAGACCAAAGCTTCCATTTGCATTAGCCATTTAGTTTTTCTCCTGGTCCTCATTTTGAGGACCTCCAAAAGTTACACGAGAGTGCCGGTCAGGTGTACTGATCGGCATGGCTGGATGCTGTTCACGAGCTAGATCGTTATCAACAGCCGCCATTTGATTGCGAGTCATGCTTCGATAGTAATCGTTGCGTTCCTCGG